ATTGAAGTAGCCTCTCCCCCGCCAGAGCGAAGCTGGCGGGGCAACCTACCCTCCCGAAGTCTTAATAGACCAAGGGAAAATTAACCTCATGTGAAACACACAAAATATTTAGTTTAACCATTTAAAATTGAATCAATATGAGTAAAATGAAAGCAGACACTTGGAAGACCATTCTTCAAATCGCCATCAGTTTCTTAACGGCAATTGCTACCGCTATATTCAAAGTTCCTAAGATATAACTACTTGATTATCAGTATATTATAGAAATGTTAAATAAATTTAATACAAAAAACTTTATTGCATTATTTAGTTTTCTTGTTATTCGGCATTATTTGGGGTTTTGAAAGAGAAATATATGAGGAAATCAAACTTTGAAAAAATGCCATCCGTGTGAAGAAAGGGGATAGGCGATTAGGAGACATACCCCCATTTTAAAACTACCGCCCCCATTATAAATAAATATATGATAATACATAAAAGTAATAATACTTTACATATAACATTTGCCTCATCATTTATATAATAAAAGGGAACAATAAGAATCTTGGTCTTATCATTCCCTTAAATTGTTTTACTCTTCATCTTTCTTGTCTCCAAGTTTTGTTATCTCATCTTGTATTCTGCTATCAAACTCAATCCATTTAGATTTCAAATAGATGGATGCTCCAATAAGAGTTCCACCAACTAAGAATGTCTGTGCAATATAGATAAGTACTCCAGTTGCAATGTTGTGCGCATTGAGAAAGAAAGATAGAAATGCAAGTAGAATACCGCTACCTATCATAATGAGTGAAGTTATATAACTTAATTTCTCTTTAATAGATAATTCTACCCATTTCTTTTCATGATGTATTGTTTGCATTGTTATGATTTATTACTATCTATAAATAGTTGAATTAATTATCCAGTAAATTCTTCAAACCAAGTATCATCAATGAATGTGTATGTCCTCACGAATTGTCCGTTGCATTGCCATTTGGTTTCATACGTCCTATTGTTGTAGTGACTAGCAGCCCCTACCATATATCCTTGGAAGTTTATCCATGTCTCACCGTCTTGTGACTTGTCATGTATCTTAACTTTCTGTCCTTGATATGGATTGCTTGGTAGCTTAATTATTGTATTTCCATGCTTACACAATATTGTATCAACTGTATCAGGAACTTCATATATGTATGGATTTGAAGAACTTGTTGAACCATCTATTACTTTAATACTAGCTTTATTCCTTCTCTCTACAATTCCATCTGTTGTTATCTTGAAGAGTGAATCACCATAATTTGCAATGAATCCGTCCTTTCCACAATATACTGTTGTATTTGTACCAAAGTTAGCTGCAAATCCATCATATCCTATTAGCATGAATGCAGATGATGTTGGAACTTCATTATTCCAATTTACAGCCACATAAATGGATTGCCTTGGATGAAGTGTTGGTTTGTTGGTAGTGATGGTACCTCTTGGTGATAATGTATCTTGATTTGCACCCCAAATAGATGCGGACACATCTATTGTGAACCGACCAGCCACTATAACTTCAACATTGTCACCTACCACTGTATAATTGGCTATATCAACAGAAGTTTTGTTACCAACATTAATTGTCTTTGTCAACGTTCCATTCTCATATATGTGAAACGTTGCAAATGGTGTTCCTATATGCGCTGTTCCTCCAATAGCATATACACTATTTGTATAGTTCAAAATCTTAATATAACTTCCTTTCTTGAATATTCCTAGTTTTTGTGATACGTTCCAAGTAAATCCATAGAAATTACCATCTACCGATTGAACACCATAAATTGTTGAATCGTAATGTGTTTTTATAACATTTGTTGTTTTGCTTGCAAACTCATTATATGTTCCAATTGACTTTGGTGATATTTCTGTTGTTCCACCATTGCCCATCAATAAGAAACCTTGTTTTTCATCATTAAGCGTCAAAGAACCATTCACTTTTGTGTCACCATTCAATGTTATATTTCCATCACCAATTTTCACATAGGTGTCATTGACACTCATCATTATTTCATTTGCAGTCTGCTTAATCATGGATTGTGATGCTTGACCAGTGCTATTATACTTATGTGGATATTCAACACCTTCTTCTAACATCAGTCTAGATATATATTCAATACTTGAAGTATCTAGATTCCTAAATAGTATTACAAATGTCTTTGCTGAACCTCTAGATTCATTGAACCTTATCCAATATCTACCAAGTTTCTCATCATAGTGTAAATAGTTAATGTCAGTACCGTCTTTTTTGTCCATAGGACATGATAAAGTACAAATAGTATTTGGCTGGTCTAATAATGCAATGGCTTTAACCGTAACACTCTTAGAACTTGTATTGATAGCTGATACTGTACCATAGATACTGTTATAACGGCTATTGGTGCTATTAGTTACTCTCACCGCTACATTATCACCAACTGCTAATGTTATAGTCTCAGTGTTGGTGTAAGTCCAAGTTGATAATGTTCCACTAGTGGCATAATTAGTTAAAGTGTCATTTAATACACTTAATGAAGTAGTTAATATCTTACATGGTGTATAAGATTTGAAATCTACATACTGGTTATAAATTCCATCATCATAATATGTTTGTTCAAAATCTAGTATCTTGATTTGCAAGTTGCCATTATTTGTACTCCATAAATTAAATGAGAATGTATAATCACCACTAAAATCCATTATAGGATGAGATTGAAACCAGTCTGTAGATTCACAGTGAAAACTATTACCAGCATCATCATATACGGTGTTATTGCTCCATCCTTGACCATTCAAACCTAGCATACAGTTTGCACCTATTATCCCATCTTTCATAGATGATACTGTAGAAGTGATACTAGATGCTGTTTGCTTGACATCTGACACATCAGACTGCAAACTAGTTACAGAACCACTAAGATTATTAATAGTAGTGGTATTACTAGTTACCTTTGATTCAATGCTATTTGCTTTTTGTGTCAATGTTGCAACATTATTGGTAATGGTTGTTATTGAATTTGCCACATCTGTTTTCTTTTCAACCCATTCTGTGACGTTTGCACCTTCCTCAATTTTTGGTTTTGTTATTACAACAGTTCTACTATAAGTATATGCACTTGGGTTATGATTCTTTGGAAAATTTAAATAGATGTAACTTGGCAATCTTCCTTTGAAATTGAAATGTATCCAAACCTTATGGCTATATGATAAATTTTGCTCTTCAAGAAGTACACAATGATTTACTTCATTTATCTTAAGATTGTGTGTTGTCATCAAACTATTTTGATTTTCAGAATAAAAATCATGTTTGGTAGTTGAAGCTGGGTAATACGCATAAACTCCCAAATAATCTGGGTTTCCAGTAACAATTTCAAAACTCATGGTATAATCAGTTTTTGTTTTGAATGCTTTTTTATCTATAATATAGAATGTATTATCATCACCACTCAAGCTTGTAGTTAATTTATAAGCATCACCTACAAGTTTCTTTGTTCCCTTTACAAGGGTAATATTACCACCTACATCAAAGGTTCTTGAATTATCCAATAGGTTTGCACCAATATAATCATAATCTTCTTTTGATAATGTCCAACCGTTGTATTCGGCTCCTTCTTCAACCATTGGTCTGCAAATACATGCCTCAACTCTTCCACTTTCAGTATTACAGTATTCCCCAAAATTGAATGCAATATAATCAGATTTTGCATCTGTTGTATCTATAACTGTAGTACATAGTTGCCATTCATTAACCTTCTTTGGTTTGAAGTCAATTGGAGTAATGTTTTCAGCTCTTGATATTCTATTTGCTTTTGTCTGCTTGTCTGTATATATACATTCAATACATAAATTAGCATTAATATCATTGGTTTTATAGTAACATGATACTGTGTATTTCTTACCCTTTTCAATCTTTATGCTTCTTCCTACACGTTGTGAACCATCCCAATATACGCCAAAGTAGTGTGAAGTACCATCCGTATCATCAATAACCTTTATGCAATTTGTGCCCTTGTAGCCACTGTTCATTTCAATTCTTGCATTATCAGATATAGAGAAGTTATTGTTTTGCTTTTTGAAATCACTTCCAACAAGAAGGTTTCTTCTTTCTTGTGTCTTCTCTGATACTGATAGTACAATATTCTTGGTGTTAAGTTTTATGGATGCTTCTGAATCCTTTATTTTACCATCAATTAAATCAATAAGATTCTGACCATTACTAACTTCAAAATCTCCTATAAATTTTGCACTGTTTGCATCATAATATGATTTGCGGTGTGATTCCAAATCAAAGTCATTAATGCCTTGATATTGTGCAAAGACTGGTGCTGTAAGACCTTTATCTAAAGATGAATATGCAGACATATATATTGCAGACTGTCTTGCAATATCATCTGTTCCTCTATATCCACACATGACAATAGAATCACCGACTTCAGGATTCACAACTCCAACTGAATCAAACCTTGAAATGCTTATACAATTATATAATTGTCCATCAATTTCTATAGGGTTGTTATTGTCGCTTACATCAGTTACCAAACACCAATAATACTTGTTATTAACGTTGTGTGTTGTTCCCACCTTTGCTTGATTGAATGACATGCAAAGTGCCTGGTCATTGACCTTCCACATATTGTCACGTTGTTTTCCATTACCATCTTGACACCTCCAATACAATGTGATGTTGTTTGCCATAGATTTTATTTTCTCCACTTCAAAACCATCTGCTGGGGTTAACATCATTGAACCTCCTGCAGATTTGATTTTATCAATTATGAGTTCAAAGAAATGGGATGAACCAGTTACTTCAAGGTTCTTGGTCTTGATTGTTTCACTATTGACAATGTTATCAGTATTTAGTGTTTGAATTGTTCCAGATTCACCACTAAAGGATTGTGATTTTATGCTTCCATTATTTGTAATTTCAGAACTTGATATATTGGTAAGGTTTGCAGTATCTGAGTTAATTGTTGATGCTGATACGCTGTTGGCTGTCATTCTATTAGCCACTGTTGCATCACCGCTTGTTGTAACTGCAAATGCGTTTTTTCTTTCATTCTCATCAGTTCCATTTCCAACAGTGAATATGGTTTCATCTGCAACTGATTGGTTGTATTTTCCAACAGCTGTTTCATAATCATTGCTAGCTTGAAGGAAATGGTCTTTCTCTATCACTGAATTGAATCCATCCCCTTGTGTAAATTTAACTTCTTTTTTTAAGGCATATTGTGACAAATCCACGTTTGTAGATTCTCCTTGTGAAGAACTAAAAGAACTATAAGAACCACCGATTCCGCCACTTGCCCTTGTTGTTTCGGTGGATTTTTTATCTACATTTATTTTCTTTATCTTCATTACTTTCAATTATCTTTTCTCTATTAATGATAAATTTGTTGAAGCATTTTCATAATCTATTGAAAACTCATCAATAATGAAATCTTTACCGCTCATAAACTTCTCCCTCATCTTTGCCCAAGGTGTAATGTCTTGAAGGTTGATTGTGAAACTTAGGTTTATGGAAGGTTGAGAATATTGATTAACCAATCTGTAAATCATGTGTTCTTCTTGCTTCAACTGTCCATATTGCGGTGCATCAGTATCTGAGTTTTCCCAACCAATTTCACCCTCCTTTGTTGCTTCTGAGAATGTTTTATCTACATATTGATATGTATTGTTCTTATCCTTATATGCTACAGCTGAGAATGAAGGTTTCTTGCCATCATAACTAGATATTTTCCAAGAAATCTCATTCAGTTCATTTACATAGTCATTATTGATAACATTTGTATATACTGTATCAGTATTATAGACATCTGAAAATGTTGGGTCGCCAACAACTGCTTTAACGTCAAAATCCTTTAGGAACACCCTTGACATCTTGTAATGTTGTCCCTTATTGCTGCCACCTTTTGTTGAATGATAATTTGGGTCAAATGGACAATATAATGTGAAAGTTGGACTACCTGCAATAATAGCATCATTTGGTGCTTTAATGCAATATCCTTCTTCATCAAGTCCAAATCTCCAACTAACAGTGTTGACAAACTTGTTATCCTTAAACATTGTTGCATCAGCCCTTCTTGCCTTCTTATCAGCACCTACAACAATATACGGAATCTTGAAGTTGGAAGGTGAAGTTGTCCATGTTGAGCCATTCCAATATTTGCCACCCCATTGCAATCTTGCCAACATATACGCTTGTCCATCATCAATTGCATAACGTCCTTCTGATATATCAATCTGTGAAGAAGGTATTGGATAAGGGTCATCCTCAAATACATGATACATGTAGTTTCCAGTTATCAGCAAATAGGCATTTTTACCACCGAATAAGGCTGTTGAATCAGATGCTTTTGTTTCAAGAAATGGCATTGATGCAATATTAGATGATGCAGTATGGTTTGATAATGGATTCAATAAGCATACATATTTTTGGAAGCCTAAATTGGAAACCTCATTCTTTGCCATCCAATCATCAAGTGTTATTTTTCCTCCAATCAATTCTTTGAAAGCATAATCCCACCAAGAAATTTGATTATTCAATTGCTGCACAAAGAACTTTGCTATAACAGCACCTTTGTATGATTTGCTTTCGGTATAGTTAACAGTACTTTTATTCTTGTTGCTGTCATATCTATAACATGTATAATTTGGATTCTTGAAGTACTTTACACCCACGGCATTAACTGCTTGAAATTTCTTCTTTTGTGGGTTGTATGTCTTATCAATCATCATTATCATGTTTCCGTTTTCCTTGCTTGATTTTTCACCAATTGGATTCTTGATAACTTCACCATACATTCCATTGTTTATGTTGGTTGATGTTTTCAGTTCATTATCTTCATCTGCTGTTATATTCTCCAAGTTATCATATATTGAAGGGATGATACTGTCAAATGTATAATTGTCTGCCTTGATTGATACCTTGTTATACACATCACCAACAGAAACGGTCTGTCCACCTTCTGCTATATCATCACCAACAATTGTTTTTGATGTTGATAAGTTTACCAATGTCGGTGTTTCCTTTCCAACTTCATATTTCCAATATTGGTTAACGTCATGTTTAATGGCATCATAATCTATGAAGTAAACAGAATCCTTCCATGCAATAGCAGTCATGTTTAGGAATTGTGCCACTTCTTCCAAAACCTCATTCATATTCCAGGCAACATCATCATCTGTTTCGCCATCCTTCTTATCATCAAAGAAGTTTTGTTCACTGATATATAAGTTATCAACAAGACTTGTTGTTGATGCTGAATCTAATTTAACGTTATTTGAAATATACCAATTTTTATAAGCGTTGCACTGCTTCAATAGATGATTGATTAATTGTGTGAATGTGATTACACTTTTCTTTTCTCCTATTGGTTTATACTTGAAGTATTGAAGTGTTGATAAAGCATCAATGGCATTGATTTCAACAGCTGTTTCATATCCCTCATAATCTTGGTTATACGCATTTGGTTCAACATATCCAACCCATTCTATTTTTTCATCCTTGAACAATTCAACCTTGTTTTGCTGTGCCTTTGCTGCATACATGTTGAAGTATTCATTTCTACTAACATACGTAATTGTTGCAGATTGATATTTTGCAGTCTTATACAGCGTATCACCTTCTGAATCCATTGAAGTTGTGAACGGTGGTGTTCCAAGGGTTAATGTTGTAACCCTTGAAGCATCACCATCTGTTGTTATCTTTACCGTATATTCCTTATCAAATCTATCTTTGAAAGTTCCTTGATATATCATTATCTAACTTTGTTCATCTTGTTATTATAGTTCCTCAATGTACCGACAAGATTCTGTCCACTGATTTTAAACTCAACATTTCTACTACCATATCCAACCATTGAAGCACCACCATCAAGAAGGTCAAACAATCTTGCTTGTTGGGTATTGTTCAATATCATTTCGCCACTGTTTACTCTTGCAAGTTGCATGTCCCCATGATTTGAAGCACCGCCAATAATACCACCTTCTGCAAATCCTTTAAATGTAGAAATCATTGTTGCAAGTGTTCCAAGTCCTGCACCAACAAAGGCTAACCAACCCCACGGACCTAGACTTGCGGCTTGTACTGATGCTTGGGCAAAACCTAAAATACTCTGTCCAATTGCAGCCATAACAGCACCAGTCTTTGCTATTACTCCATTACCACCAATCTGTTGAAGGGCATCACCAAGCATAACAAGTCCTGAAGCTGCTGCTGTTGTAGTATTTCCACCTTCTTCTATAAACTTAGCCAATTCAGCAAAATCATTTGTAAAAGCAACAACTTCACCACCGTACTTACTTCTCATACTTTCAGTGAAATCTTTAAATGCTTCTTGGGTTTTTTCTATTTCTTCCCTTATCTGTTTCTGACTTTCGGCAATCACTTCTGATGACGTTTTACCAAATTCCTTTAATTCTTTTATAGATGGAAGGATTCTATCCATTACATTATTTTTTGGCAAATTCAATATGTTTGTTAACATATAACCATATTCTTTCAAATTTTTATCAGATGGCATGAGATTACCAGTTACACCATTTTTTGGTAATTTCAATGTTGATAAATCTATTGGATTTTTGATTGGTGAATTATCTGCATTTTTATATGAGTTGAATTTGAAATTTTCAATCTTATCTTCAATTGCTTGAATTGTTTTTGTTGCTTGAAAATATGCCTCTTCACCAACTGCATTTGATGCTGCCTTTCTTGCTTCTGATAATTCATTTTCCAATTCAGCCAATGAGCCTTGTGGAATAACTTCTTTATTGGTATTCTTAGCACCACCTTTATTTGTGATTCCACCATTATTCTTGCTATTATTTGAAATTGGTTGTACTAAAGATTTATATGGGTTTTCTTTTAATGCCTTTTCATAATTTTTTATCCTTTCTCCTGTTAGTTTCCTTTCATGTATCAACCTAGGCTGTTCATCTACCAAATAGTCAAGCGTCTCTCTCTGTCCTCTTAATGTAGGATTTGGTTTCTTCCCATCCTTTGGGTGCCTCCAGTCATTCTGTTTTCTTGCATTCTCTGAAATTCTCTTATCCAACAGTGTCAATCTTTTCTTCTCAAATGCAATTCCCTTCTGAATGGTCTTTTTTCTAATCTTTTCCTTCTCCTTTTCGTCTTTTCCTTCCTTGTCACCTTTTGTCTCAGCATATTTCAATGCGTTTGATGTCTTGGAATTATATTTTCCGTCTCCAGTTGTAACATCTCCTGCAGCCTCTTTCAGTTTTTCAATTGCCTCAGTTAAACCATCTATTGTTTTTGTAGCTATTTCAATGGCTTTTAAAACAGCAGGAGAAGACAAACCACCAATGGATGCTTTTATATTATCCCAACCATCAGACATTTGGGCGATTTTACCAGATAATGTATTTGACATATTATCTACCATTCCATGAAATTTTCCACCCTCAGATGTTGCATCAATGAAGGCTTGTTCTATCTGATTGACTGAAATCTTTCCTGCTGATACTTTATCATTCAGTTCGCCAATGGATTCTCCAGTTTCCTCAGAAATGATTTGCAATGGGTTGAATCCTGCATTAACCATCTGGTTCAAATCTTCCTTGCAAACCCTTCCACTCGCTGACATCTGAGAAAATGCCAATGTTAAAGATTGCAATTTTTCCTTATCACCCATTGAAATGTCTCCAAGCATTCTTAATGTTGGCATAACCTTATTTGTTGCCATTCCGTATGATAACATCAATCTTGCTGCTTGTGATAAGCCCTCAGTATCATAAGGTGTAACTTCTCCATATTCCCTTATTTCTTGTAGAAGGGCATTTGCTTGTGCTTGACTTCCCAATAAGGTTGAAAAGGAAACTTCCAACTGTTCAATTCTTGACCTTGCTTCAACAGCCGCTTCTCCAAATTGGTAAAGTCCTGACGCTACCAATGCACCCCCAAACATTCTTGCACTTGATGCAGCACCCATCAAACCATCCATCAAACCATTTTTACCACCTCCCATTGAAGTCTGGTTTGATACCCTTGTCAATTCTTGAAGTTCATTCTTTGTGGCTTGAAGTTCTCTGATTGTTGCAGCTGCCTTTTCCTTTATGTCTAGAAGTTTGCGCCCTGCATCTGTCTTTCTGCCTTCATCACCTAACTTCTTATAATTGTAGGCTGCTGATAAGAAGTTCCTTTTGGCTTCATTCAGATTTCTATTTAAATTGAATATCTTACTGTTTGTTACACCTTCTTTTCTGTTGAACTTATCAATTTCTGCTTGTGCTGATTGTATGCCACTTGTGAAATTGGAATCATCCAATCCTAGTTTTATGATTGCGTCTGCCATTATATGATATTATTCTTGATTAATAATTCCTTATTAGCTTCCATTTCCCTAATCATTCTATCCCTCATTTCCTTTGTTATCTTGACATCTTTCTTTGGTCTGTTCTTATAGCCTTCATCCCAAGGAAATTGCATAATATCAGAAGGTTTGATTTTCTTGGTTGATTGTGATTGTGCAATGATGTAACTTATCTGTCTTGCAATCTCCCAATCATTCTTAACAGATACATTTAAATTCTTCAATATTGGTGATAACTCATAATATTTCATATCATCCATGAAATAGGGAATTGAAACTATCTTGTATTCAAGACAAAGAAGGCTCATCAAATCCGTATAACTTATTTCTTTGTCTTCTTGACTGCTGTTTTTTTTTCTTCTTTACCTTCAAATATTTGATTCTGTTTACTAGATTCTGTTAACCATGTGGTGAATGTATTCAATAAATCTTGATGCTCATCCAAATAGTCCATAAACTCGTCAAATGTCATTGGTTCATCAAACTCCTTTGAGGATATTATAACACAATAGAAATATAGAATCATGTCCGTAATTGTTGAAGGGTTGAATGTATGATTTGTAATTTGCTCATAAGCTATCAATGCCCTAAAACTACTTTTCAATGTAATTTCCTTTTCTTTAATTGTTACTTTCATTTATCTTTAAATTTTATATATCTATAAATATATCCTTGGAATAAAAAAAGAAGGGAAACACCCAAATAAATGGATATTTCCCTATAAATATTTATTAGTCTTTGTTACTCACGTTTTCAGCATCTGAATCTTGAATAACAGGCGTTTTTCCATTTACCTTTTGCGGTGTTATCTAAAGCTTGGAAATACCACCCTTTTGAAGTGCTCCAACTCCAGTAAATGAAACGTCATAAGTTGCTACTTCACCATTGTTTGCAGAAAGTGAAATACTGTTCACAACCACTTTTCCATGATACATGTCATCATTGCTTTCCCAAACTGTTGGTGTATCTGTAAACATACCTTCCGAATCAGTTGCACCGCTTGTTACAGTATCATAATTTTTAACCGTTGCAAATACAATCTCAATTGGGGTATTTGCAACCATGACATCAATCAATTTTGAATAGTCTGCAACTGTAAACAAGTTGGAAGCGCTTGCAGTCCAAGAAATCTTACCAAGCAAGCTAGATGCCCAACGTCCACTATCCTTTGAAGAGATGTCTGTAGCATCAGCACTTATCTCAACAGAAAGTGAAGTTGCCATTGCCAAACATGTAGGTGTTGCAGTACTTTTATCTTTCACCCATAATTGGACTTTCTCGCCCATTACTATTTTTCCCATTAATATAATATATTATACTTATTATTTATCTTTTAAATTATTGCAATGAATTGAAGTGTCTGTCTATATGTATCATTCATAAAATCCTCATTGCAATTTGAAAATTCAATTCTTTTGAAATAGTTTGAAGTTCTTAACTCCAATAATTCCCTAACTTTTTCAGCTATATTGATTGTATTGATATAATCAGCATCAGCTATCTTTATCTGAAATGTTACCTTATCATAACCAACACCACCTTTATATGTGTATGGTGTTATGGAAGTTCTTTCCAAAATGATATATGGAAATTTCACATCATCATCTGCAACAATTGGGAATATCTTTGTTCCAACCATTTCTTTCAAAGACTTATCACTTGTAAGAATTGAAAATATGTGTTTGTTGATTGATATGCTACTTTCCATTTAATATGTCTGTTAGATTCTTTGTGATTTTCTTCATGGTAATGTCAATCGCTTTTGGTATTTCATTTTTAGCGTTTGTGAAGAAGTTTGTTGGTGTTATTTGACCTCTGTAGCCTTGTCTATTTCCAGACTTGAAAAGTGAATCCATCTTCTTGCCTCTGCTTTTCCTTCCACCTTTGACATCAATATATCTTGGTCTTGTTCCTTGGTCAAACCAAAGAAGCCTATAGTCTCCCTTAATTCCATAATAGCCGCTACCACGGTGATAAACAATACCTTCATTTACTCTTGGAGCAACCTCCCTTCTGATACCATCAATCATTTCGGAAGAAACATGAATACCTGCTGATTTCAAGTTGCTTATTGCCTTATCTTGAATCACCTTCAAGCCTTCATCAATTGCCTTTCCCTTTGCCTCAGATAGTGCCAAACCCAAAGACTTATTCAAGGCATCTTTAACCTCAGAAAAATCAAATTCAACACCTTTCATTTATTCATCTATTAATTCCGTCATTATCACCTTCTTCATTTGGTTTCTATCCAAGTCTATAGATAGGATTCTGTATTTTTTTCCTTCCCAATGAATTATATCAGTTTCCTTTATATCAAGATATAGGTGAACTTCAAATATCTTTCTATAGGGATAAAATATTTCATTATTCAATAATGTTCTTGACCCTCCATTGCTTACAATCCTTGAACGTGTGCAATACCAAGGTCTGTATTCTTGAACCATTTCTCCAAACTCATTTTGATTGCTGATTGGTCTATATATATCAATCTTATCTTTTAACAGTCCACACCTCATTTGTCATTTCCTCCATAATTTTGGTATAAACTCAACAGATAACTATATGATAATGGAATCTCAGCAGAAGAAGCAAATGCAACATTCTCCCTATTACTGTAATACGTTCCAAGCAACAACAACATGGCTTGTTTTAATGGTGTTGGTATTTTACCATTGTTATCTGCTGTTAGCTTCTTCAATGAAACATCAATATGTTTTTCAGTAACCTCTTCAACAACATCACCAAGTGCTTCAAGATAGGAATCATCATCATGGAAACTTTCATCCATGTTTAAATGTTTTTTGATTAAATCTAATTTTAAATATTGCATTTTTCTTGATGTTATTAAAAAGGGTTTGCTGCCTTTTAAACAGCAACAAACCCATGAATTTTATTTAGATTCCAATGAAAGTAATTAGGCTGCAGGACCAATTTTACCAGCTGTTAGACACTCAGGTCTTGCAATCTGTGCATCAATATATAAATTTACAACAAGACGGATGCAACCATTTGCAGCTTGTGTGTAAACATCATTAACCATGTCAATTCCTGCCCATACACCTATTACAATATTTGACATATCACCAAATAAGTAATTGGTAGCGCCAACATGACTTGTATTGTATGCAGGTGTTCCATCAACCTCTCCGTTCTCATATACCAACTGGGTTGACTTTGTTCCCTTTGCCATTGCCCTCAAAGCTGCCTTTGCCTTGTTAGAAAGTATATAACATGGAGTACCGTTTATGTTTGCATCCTCAACAGTTGCTTCTTTGTCAACCAATGCCTTGAAGTCTGCAACCGCTGTTGGCTTAACTGCTGCAAATACACCCTTGAACTGAGTTGTTGAACCAGTGAAATCAGAAAGAACTGCATCTTCAATCTTACCGTTGATGGCATTAATCAAATCCTCACGGATTGCATTTTCAATGTCAACACTGTCTTGTGCGAGCATTTGCTTAGATATATCAACATAAGCTGTCAATCTCTTTGGAGATAGAGTAATGTGTGAGAAAGAAGCTCCACCATCCTTTGCAGGAGCTGTCTCTGCCTCAAATGTTACATTACTACCATTCATTACAGGAATCTTAACGTCACCTACCAAGTTGGTATAGAACTTTGCTCCTGCTTGTGCCAATACGTTCTTTGCTCTCAATGGAGTAAGCAAATCAAAAACGTCTGTAGATACAGTATCAACTCCATCAGCTGTATATGAAACAACGGCTCTTTTCTCTGTCGGAAGAACAATCTGACCAACACTTGACAAACCGCTCTTTCTCATCTCTGCTCTACCTTGTTCAATTATAGCATTTGTGTTCTCATCCAAAGGCTTGTTTTCAGCCAATGACCTAATAGTTTTTAAAAGTGAAAACTTCTTTTCCATTTTCCTAGTACTAGTTGTTTTATTTTCTTTATCTTCTTTTTCAGTATCATCAGAAGGTTCTTCACCACTCTCACTTGGTTCATCTTCCTCTGAAACTTCATTGTCAACTTCTTTAGGGTCTTCCTCTTCTGCTGACTTCTCTTCCTTTGGCTTTTCCTCTTTTGGCTCATCTTCCTTTGGAGTATCATCAGAAGGTTCTTCTTCCTTCTTCTCATCTTCCTCAGCCAATGACTTCAATTCCTCATCTGTCAAATCCCTATTTTCAGATTTTGCCCTTTTAACCAAATCATAAATCTTTGTAAGATTTTTCTTCATTTAACTAAACCTTATATAATTATAAATATACGCTCATTTTGTTTTTTAATCAAATTGAGAATATATTTTTATTCCATTACTAAAATCTCATCACATAATTTTTGAATGTCTGATTTCTTATCCCTTTCTTCCTTGTACTTGTCATAACTCCTGCAACTAACAGACGTTGCTGCATAAGCAGGTGTATATACAGGACTAACATCAAACAGCATATCAATCTTTTCTACTGTCCTATAGTCTTCACCATCTTTGGTTTCCCAATGGTCTTTGGCTACTGTAAAACAAAAACTACTTGAATCAATGATTCCGCTTCTGATATAACTTAATAGGGTATTACCCAATTCATTATCAAGTGCTTCAAAAGAATACTTCAATCCCTTATCATCAATTTCAAGTTTAAGGTTTCCAACTCCATATTTTGACCTTGCCAATACCTTTTCAGAATTGTGGTCTAACAAACAGAAACAATCAGACTTCTTTATAACATCTTCATCTATAGCAGTCTTTTCAATGGTTTCATAAAAGCCTAAATCTTCACTCAAAGAATCAAAAATGATTGCATAGCCTTCTACATGTCGGCTATTAGCATTTGCCCTTAATTCTTGAATTTTTCTATATTCCTTTTCCATTTCAATAACGTTATTATATTCAATAAATATCCCATTATTCTGTTATTATTTCATCCTTATTGATGGTATTCTGATTAACGTCTGTGAATGGTATAATCAATGAATCAGCACCGTCAATTGATGGAAGTCCAAGTTGCTGTCTTGCTTCATTTGGTGTCATCAATCCGTTTGTAACTAACTTGGTATAATAGTCTGCCAATGCTGTTTTGTTTGTTCTGAGGATGCTTTCTGAATCAAATATGACCTTTAAATTTCCCTCATTATCATTCAATAACTTCTTATCCAATTCTGTTTCCATCATCTTGATGTAAGGTAATAGGGTTGTTGTTAAAAAGAAGTTTTGGGTATCTTCCAAACTTGAATAGCTGCTAAATCCCTTGATATTCAACATTGCAGCAGGGACCCCAAAAAATACCGCTATATCTGTGTTGTTTAACTGTCTTGCCTCTACCATCTGAGAATCTGCTGCATTCAGTGAAATTGGTTGATATGACAAATTACCTTGAAGTACTGCAATACCACGTCCACCATTGGAATATGTGGTGTTCCAACTGCTCAATATCTCTTGACGTTGTTTTGCTGACAGCTGTGTTGTTGAATTGATGATTCCGTTCAATGAAGCACCATTCTCAAAGAAAGACTTTGCTTGGGAATCTGTAGCTGCTGCTAAACTCAATGTTCTTCTCGCATTTGCCAACAAAGAGATACCTTGAACACCATTGTTTGAAAACATCTTGAAATGTAACATATTGTGTGGTTCAATTCTGCTTCCATTCTTCAAGAAACTAACTTGATAATATAGTGTATCAGTCTCCTTCATGTAATTAATTGTAACATCACTGCTTTCAAGAAAAATCAGCTTCATAGGTGTTCCGTCTTGTGCTCTTTTAATATATGCAAATCCATTTCCCTTACAAATAACAGATTGAATCAACATCTTGATGAATGTGAACTTGTCTGTTCTACTGTTCTTGTCAGCAAATAATAGATTGATAGGGTGGTTCTTCACCTCCAATGTCTTTCCCTTTGCACTTCTCTTCTTTACAGCTATAGGCATTGATGCAATTGTATCAGATATAAGATTGATACATCTGTAGGCTGTTGGAAGGTTTGTCGCTGAATACTGTGAGTTTGACAATGAGCCAAACATGAGGCTACCATCTGCATAATAGCCTGGAATAAACCCATCATCAACGCTTCTTTGTTCCTTTTTTCCAAAATTAAAAATTCCTTTAAATCCTTTATCCATTATTCTAATATTCTAAATATCCTTATTCAAATAAATAGTTCTAAAATGTAGTTCCTTCAATCAATGTACCGTCATAATGATTTTCACTCAAATAAGCACCTACAGCGTCAGCCATTGCAACAGCAACGTCTATCTTCTGTTCATAGGATTCCTTGCCCAATGCCACATTTTCATGGTTGTCTATAATGGCTACACAATTACCCAAACAGAATCTAGTTACTTGGTTTTTGTCTAGAATGATATTGCCTTGTAGAAACAATCTTTGAAGTTCCTTTATAGGTCTATTCATTGATGATATTGACTGCGAGAATGGAAGTAATGGGAATCCCTTTTCTGTTGCTGATATTGCCCATTGTGTTGCATTCCATTGGTCATAAGCTACCTTGGCGATTGGACATACCTCTTGAATTTCATCTAGTAGTTTTAAAATCCTGTCATAATCACAGACATTACCATCAGTTACTATCAAGTCACCTTGGTTTCTGAATTGTCTGTATCTCATGCTGTTTGGTGTTCCGTCCATTGCTGATTCTGGTACAAATGCCCAATTCTTCACATATATCTTATCATCCTTTGGTATCATAACGCTTACAGCTGTCAAATCTGATACACTACCCAAGTCAACCCCAACATAACAATATTCATCCCTAAATTCCTCCAATTCAACCTTTGCAAATGACTTGTCAACAAATGACATTGGAATCCAACTTGAAGAAGAATCAAGCCATTGATTCAACAGCTTTGTCCTAACTGATACCTCTTGTATAGGATTGTTCTTTGCTTGATTCACTTGCTGTTCAATAAACTCTTCCTTTACACTTACATTGAGATTTGGATTTGCCTTTATCCAATTGCTTTCATCACACCAATCATCTTCATCATCAAGGGTATAAATTAGACAGAATAGGGTATCATCCACCTTCTTACCTTCCAATACTTCAATGTTTGATTTCCAGAATTGATAACAATAACCATTCTTGTTGAATCCTGCTGTTGTTACTGCAACACCTAGGCTTTGGTCTCTTGAACCGCATGATGTCGCCAATACGTCCCACATCTTACTATCAACTGCCTCATGCAATTCATCACATGCAAAAGCACTACAGTTCTCACCGTCCAACTTCTGAGGCTCGGATGCAACAGTCTGAATCTTTCCATCATTCTTTGGGAATAGGATTCTGTCACGGTATCTTGTGAAATACTTGCCTTTCTTGTCAATGCTTCTCAGATACTTTGAACACATTGAATACATGATTTGGCTTTGTCTGAATGAGTTTGCTGATAATATTAAACTTGGATTTGCTTCACCGTCACAAATCAACAGATATAGGAATATGGCTGCAACCAATGATGTATTGTGTGTTACCGTATTCCTTTCACCACAAAGATATGTATGGGAAGGAGAATCAACCGTAATACACCTTACAGGAACGCTTTTAACAGCCCTTATTGCCATTATCTCCTTTGTACCCTTACCATTTACCAATGGAACTGTTACAATGTCATATCCCTTATCTATTATCTCTTTTGTTGTTTCAACATGGAAATTGTTTTTATGCCATCTATCCACCAACCAATTGTGTTCTTCATCAGCTATTATCTTTTCACCATCTGAGAATGTCATTTCATAGCATTTGTGATTATACATGATTGGTGTTGCAAACGTTACCCTTGTTATGCTTCCGTCCTTGTCAAAGACTTCATCACCAACCTTCAAGTCTCCCATTGTGGCATATCCATTCGGTGTCGGTATCTTGGTATTGACACTCAATGCTTTTCCGTTTTTTCTTCCAAGTTCAAGATAGAAGTTTCTGATTAACCTTAAATTGTTCTTCTTCTTTTTCCAACCGAATAGATTGTAGATAATAAACTTCTGCCAAGGTTCAAGAAGAAAGGGTTGATTGTTGTATTTTCCAGTAAAATGTTTCAACTTGGAAATGAAGTTTATAACCCTTTCAACTCCCTCTTCATCAAAATATATATCCTCTCGCTCAAACCAAGAAAGATACCTTTCACATGCCATTTTAACATACTTGCATGATGGTATCTTTCCATTTATAATGTTTTCAGCATATTCCTTATAATTACTTTTCATTCCTTATAATTACTTTTCATTCATATAATCATCCTTAAACTTCCACTTGAAGCCACCACATGTCTTTTTCTTCTTCCCCTTGCACACAAGAATGATATTGCTTCTTAGATTCGGATTTCCGATTGCAGTTGCTGCCTCATATCCGCTTTGGTATGTTGTGACATAATCACCATCCAAGGTTAATTGAATAATATCACCACTTATCTTGATTGAATCATGCAATGAATTGGACATCACAGCATCAGCATAGTCATCCAAATATAGCCATCTGAAACCAAGGTATGTCTTGAACTGCCAATCATTCAATGCAACACTAATCTTCTGATGACTTCCAATTTTAATGTCTTCAAGACTTGGATATGATGTAATGTACCTTCCATCAACTGTTAACTGTACTATAGGTTTCTTCTTCTCCTTTTTCTTCTTAAATGGCTTATAGGATAGATTGGATAGGGCACAATTGGAATAATCATCATCCCTATAATAAACTTTCCTATTGTGCATTGAAACATTCTTGAAGGCTTCCAATACCATTACAGCAACATTCCTAAATCTTCCGTTTATAACAACAATATTGTATGTTTTTCTAAGTATTTCTTTAGTCTCCTTATTCCGTACCCTTCCCATATTACTGACTTCGTAATTGGGATATTTTTCTATTTCCTTCCATTTCTCCATTATAACAGTTACTTTGTCAACTTATTCAAGAAATCATCAGTATCATCAGCTGCCTCAACCTTCAACTTGCTTTCTGCCATTGGTGATATTCCAAGGGCATTGACTAGCTTCTGAACTTGTATGTTGGCATCATTTAAAATTTTGATACATGGATTTGGCGCAATGCCTCTGTTGGTCTGTGTTACCAAACCGTTTTCCTCAATGCCAACCTTTGATAACTGATACAAATTATATTGAAATGCCAATGAATCAAGAAGACCAATCCATGATGGTTTTATCTCGCCATATTTCTCTTTCAAAAAGTCTTCAACATTCTTGATATATAATTGTGTATTTGATGTATATTTCTCTGTATTAATCATTATTCTTTTCCTCCTTCTTCATTCTAATTACGTCCCATTTATAGCCTTTATAAATGTCAATCCTTTTATTGCCATTAATATAGTTACAATTGGATGCTGCAACAATACTAACCTTTTTATAACCGTTCTTTATTAGTTCATCAAAACCATTGTAAACTGCTATAATAGCACCATTGAGAAGCTTCTGCTTGATAATGTAGTTGAAACGTTTTTTATCAGCTTCCATTTTATGTCTCGTATTCGGTTTGCCATATTCCAAATTGGAAGCCTTGTTGTTAGCCTTATCTCCATCCTTGTGTATTACTGTTGTTATATCATCATCCTTTGGCAAAAATGCGTTTGCTACAAGTCTATGTAGGTATTTAAGTTTTCTATTATTATTAAAATCAGTCAACATGATTTGAATGTAGCCGCTTTTTTTGTTTGTCTGAGGCTTTAATAACTTTTCCTTGAAAGTTCTGTTATTCAAAGAATATTCCTTGACCTTGATTCTTCCCAAATCAGAAACTTCATAATTTGGGAAACCTTGAATATCCATCCATTTCTCTTCTTTATTCATCAGCCCTCCTTTCTTTTTCATTAATTTCAATAAGCTTATCAATACGGCAAATCAGATTCAATCCAAAAAGTGAATTAATTATAAAGATGCCAAATAGTAAAATTGCTATTATTACTTCCATTATGAATTTAATTTTTAATATATTATTATCTCTTTTATATATAAATATATAACCATCTGAAAAAATACAAAGAAATTGAGAAAAAAATAAGGGTAAATGATATTTTTTTATCACTTACCCTTTTAAAAAAATAATAATATAATTAAACTGCTCAAAGTTTCCTCTAAAATAGTATTTCCTGACGTTCTAAGACACTTTCCAATCATTGATGGATAACTATACCATTTGAAGAAAATAAAGCCTTAAAACGCAAATTTTAAAAAGCTATCTATCTTCACAGACCGATAGCTTTAAACAAAAAAAATAATCTATAAAACTAATAAATAAAAATTCAGTTATCTTAAATGAAAAAACTACTTTCTCTTTTTAACATTTCCATGTATCTTTTCATGACATTCTCTACATAATGCAATGAAGTTATTTTCATCCCTTAATAGGGAATATCTTTCTTCCATTGATAAATCACCTTGAAATGGTGAAATCTTATGGTGAATATCCATGCTTGGGACTGTCTTGTTCTTGTTTTCCTTCAAACACATTTCACATAACGGATGCGTTTGATAATACCAATCTCTAATCTTTCGGTATTGTGTATCGGAATAGAGTTTTGCCCTTAACTTGGATTTGTCACTATTCCTTGATTTTCTTTTCGGTTTATATATTGTCGGCATTATCAATAAATAGTTTTAGATTTTCTTATTTCCAATCAAATGGAAGGAATGGTTTTGCCTTTTCAATATATTCCCTTGACAAACACCTTCCCATCTTATAATCATAAATGAAAATCTCATCAATGCCAATTGAAGTAATCTCTTCTACAGTATCAAATCTTTTTCCTTTCAATTCGGTTCTGTTATTCAAACCTAAACCAACAACTTCATATCTACCTTTCATTGAAATATCCTTTCTAACATGTCCTGCATGGTCAGGAATCGCTTATTTTTCCTTTTTCATATACTTTATTGTCTTGATAAAAAGAAGGGCTTAAAACGCAAATATAAGCCCTTCAAAAAGATAATTAAAATTTATAAAGATTACAATAGCTATTAGTCATCACTACTTTACTTCTAGTTTTGGTCTATCTTCCTCTGGAATATATTTCCTTGACAAACATCTTCCTTCTTTATAGTCAAAAATGAATCTCCCATCAATACCTAGTGAAGTAAGTTCTTCAATATTGTCAAATTTTTTATTTAACAAAAAAGGTCTGTTCTCTAAAGCAATCCCAACAGCTGCATATCTACCTTTTGTTGATGAAGCATCATAGTTTTTGTTTAACATGATTTCAATATCTTCAATTAAATTAATTGTTGGAACAACATCAACTTTGAAAAAGTCACTATCCTTACAAACCCTATATCCGTCTAGAATTGTATGTACTATACTTTCTACCTTAAATGGATTTATTGATGGTAGATGGTAAACTACATTGAATGGTGTTGGAATTGATGCAGTTGATGACAATTCTCTACATATTTCATTTGAGTATTTAGTGCTTGCTACAATTTTAACCATACCCTTTAAACTAGGATTATTTAATACATAAATAAATCCATTAAATTTCTTGTTTTCTACTTCCATTGTCTTATTTAATTTATTATATATTAGTTTTTTCTTGAACCATATCTTAACCTAACATTGCAAATATATAGATAATGTTTTTTATTCGGAAATAATTGAAGGATTTTTTTCAAAATCATTTCGTAAAACCGCTAATTGAGCACTTGTCAGTATCTAACCATATTGTAGGTTGTGGGATTCTTTCATTCCTCATCCTTGTTGAATAGTTTTCTAGTGGAATCAACCAATTGGTCATGTTCAAATCCTTCATTGGAATATCAGTTACAATCTTGTCAATGTCAAAGATTATAAACATGGTTGGTAACAAGAATATCTCTATCAATCTTTCATCTTCTTTCCTTTCCTTCATCATGCTTATGTACTTTGTGAACAACAGTGGAAGGGTCTTATTGCTTATATACTTGCCATTATTCCTTTTAATCTCTACAGCATACTTAATGACTTTGCCCTTCTTGTTAACAGCCTCAAATCTCAAATCAACGCTTGTTCCGCTTGTTGTTGGTCTTAGATTTCGTAATCTACCTTGAAATAACCTTTCAAGTATCTCACTTGTCCTTTGGAAGTCTTCACTTTCACACCGTGACATCATTTCCATATTTGTATATTCTACTGCCATTCTTTAAATCTTCTTTATATATAAATATATCATAATTTCAAAAATATAGGAATTTGAAGAAAAAAAGTTGAAATTAATATATTACACAATACAAACTATATAATTAAGGTATATAATACTGATTATATATATATTGAAATATTTTGTTTTATATAATATTTTCTATATATTTGCACTATAAGAAAAAAATATCAAAAAAATATTCAATTTTGAAGTATTTTTTAATTTAACCATATATTTATAATATAGAAGGGGGTAATTGCAATACCTAGGTAAGAGAGTTATTTTTTTCCATCTATTCTAATTCCCTTACCGTCCTTCTTTTTAAATAACTAACTGAATAGATGGATGGATGATAATTTTTAATAGATGGAAATTAATAATGGAAAATTTAAATTGTACTCCTCAACTTGTTGAGGAGGTAAGAGAGAAAATCTTTAAAACACTAAGAGATTGGAGTGAAAGTGAATATCAAGAAGAAATGGCATTCCTTGGGATAGATGATTCTAACATGAGTTGGGAAAGAAAGAAAATCCTAGTCATTCTTTATATGCTCAGTGGAGTGAAGGATAAAGAAGGATGGTTCTATATTGATAATATCAATCTAAGTGAAATTTGTGAGGTTGGAGAAAGGACAATAACTAGAGTTAAAAGAGACTTTGAAAGGTTAGGAATCATCAAGATTAAGAGAGGTTATCAAGGTTATCCAACTCGCTACAAATTCTTTGAGAATAAGCTCAATAAACTACCAAAAATCAGAAAAAAAACGTCTGAGTCCACCTTGGCTTCATTGGCTGGAAAGGACGTCATACCAGCCAATGAAAATGAAATTCGCAAATCTCTAATAGCTTCATTATTAAGTAGTTATATTGAAGTACCAGCCAATGAAGCCAACAAAAAAGATGGGAAAAAAAATATCCTTGAAGGTGGCGTACAATATAAAGAACAATATAAAGATAAAGAACAATATAAAGATAAAGATAAAGAAAAATATAAAGAAAAAGATAAAAATAAAGATATAGAAAAAGATGAATATAAAGAAAAAGATAAAAATAAAGATATAGAAAAAGATGAATATAAAGAGGGTTTAATTATGAATAAAATTAATAATAATAAAACAATGGAAGAGTTAATAAAAAAGTTAATAGTTTCAATTGATAATAATACAAGAGTTCAATTAGAAGTTAATACCAAGTTAATAGAAAGTAATGATAGAAATAATAAAGAATTAACTACTTCTATTTTATCATTAAAAAATGGTAATGAAACAAATCCTTCTATTGAAACTTATAAAAAAGAAATTGAAGAAAAAGATAATAGAGTTAAAACTCTTCAAGATGAAATTAATAAGATTCAAGATGAAGCTTCAACTTTGGTAGAAAAGAAAGATATTGAAATAGAAAACCTTAAAAAAGAAAATGGCACAGTAACAGAAAACTGCAATAAACTTCAAGATAAGGTTAATAAACTTAAAGAAGAAAATAATAAACTTCAAGAAAGGCTTAACAAAGTAACAGTCACAGCAAACGGCAAAGAAACAAGCCATTCTCCTTCAACTTCAATAGAAGATAAGATTCTTTCCCATAGTTTAGATGTAGTAACCAAGTACCCAACAAAAGATAAGGCTTGGAAACAAGAACAACAAAAAAAGGCACTTCAAGAGGAAAAGCAAGAGCAATCACCAAAGGTTGATACCAAGACAACAGTCATAGAAAATAATTCCAATAATGGTGAAAGAAACTACGTTTTAAAGAAGTTGGAATGTGAAATTATTAAACCCTTCAAAAGTTCTATTGTCAACGCCAAGAGCTATGAGGAATTGATGAAGACCCAAGAAGACATTTGCGATGTCGTTGAAAATTTCTATACTGTTCACAAAGATGTAATAACCATATCTGACATCAAACCTTTCTCAAATGAACTCAGAACAGTCTTTCAACAGAAGGAAGAGGAACTTCAACAAAAGACTAATATCAATGAACCTTCAAGCAAAAGCAATGGCGAAGTTCAAGTAGAAGAGGATAACACCAAGGAGAGTGAAACAAATAGCAACCGATTTCAATCTAACAAGGAAACCACTCCAAAGACTGAGAATGGTGAAGAGAAGAAAGAAACTACCACAGAACCAAATACAGCTAATAGCAAGAATGTTGAAGTTTCCAAGACTGATACACCTAATAACAAAGAGAAGACCCAAGAAGAACTAGATAAGGAATTAGATAAGACAGTTTCAAGCATGTTCTTAACAGATACCAAGCAAGCGGTTTCAACCAAGAAGAGTGAAGAAGTTAAATTCCCAGAGACTAAAGTGATTCCGCTTAGGGATGGAGAAGAGAAAAGACAATTCCAAGAACTTGTTAGCAACCAAACCATAAACGCATTACTTGAAGGCTACAGTGCTTTAGATGAAAATAAGTATAAAGAAATTCTAACTGAGATTAGGAAGGTTGTTACCAATGGAAACTACCCAAAGAGAATTGTCAACGCATACTTGAATTACACATGGCATACCTACAGTTTTGACTGTGAACTTCAAGACGCTATGAAACCGCTTGAAAGCACCAATGAGGATAATGTAGCAACAACAACTTCAACACCAAAAGGAGATAGTCTTGAAGAGTTTATAGAGGATAAAGTTGACAACATAAACAAAAATGCCGAAGAGAATGCTTGTGAACTTCCATTCGGAAACAACCCAAAAAGCCGATACCAAGATGATGAAGAAGAAACAGTTGAAGAATCCAATAGTGATGAACCAACAGATGAAGAGATAGCAATGGCTGCTACTTGTTCTTATGATGAAACCCAAGATGCTTTATTTTAATTAAAATTTTTATTGAATGGTTAGTGAATATACTTTAAATGATGAAGTTTCAACACTTAGAATCTGGTTTGATACCAAGCCATTTTCAGAAGAACTTCAAGAGGATATTAAAAACATCAATCTTGATTTAATTTCGGAAGAAGCAAAGGAAATATATTTCAAGGAAAGGGTAAAAAATGAAAAGGTTTAATTATGACGGTAACTTGATACCAACAGAATCAAGAAGTTTCTCATGCGGTAGTACAAGAATTGACGGTGAAGTTGGGAATGGTGAAGAGAATGATTTCTATCTGAGGATTTCAAACGGCTACCTTTCCAAACTTGAAACCTTTGCAAGTTCAAACAGCTCAAACGGTGAAGACTACTGTTTCATAAGGGGAAAAGGTAAGGAAGAAAAAGAAAACATGATTCAATGCTTTAGATGGTTAGCTGACGAATTGGAGAAAGGAAAATAACATAACTAAATATAAAAAGTAGAATTTGAATAATGAAAGAACACATAGAAAAGATATACATGCTTCTAACAGCATTGAGTAAGATTTTTGATACCAAAACTTTTGACATACATAGAGATACAATTAAAAAATTTATTTCTATAGATAATATGAAACTTACCAATTGTATGAGTTCATTGAAGGATAAACATCATATAATTGATTTTACATTATCAAATGATATGGAATACACAGTAACGTTACTGAAAGAATCTAAAAAACGTCTTTTTTTAATTTGTGAAAACTGTACCAAAAAAGACTTTGAAATACTTGATAAATGTTGTTTGGAAAAATACAGAAAAGAACAACAAGAAGGAGCAATAGAGAATGAATGATAGATATAGAGTAGATTGATTCTAATGCCATTTACTGACGTTCTGAGACGTTATTTATTCAAAGATAACAAACTATACCACTTGAATATTTTAACGTCTTAGAACGCATCTTTTTGCTTACCCATGATAAACGGTTGAATGCAGTCTGTTCAACCATCCTTGTAGAAAAACCTTCTGTGAAGGATTCTTCTTGACTATTTTATTGTAATAGTTCAACCTCATTTCCCAAATTCTCTTGAATAACCATTCACCATCAACTGAATTAATCTTTCCAAGTGTCTTTGAGCCAACAATGCCATCAACCTTCAATCCAAACAGTTCTTGAACCTTCTTAACACCTATATTGCCGCTCATCCAATACCAATCAACCAATATATCTGCTATTGACTGATTCTTGATGCAATCTCCCTTCCATTTGTCCCAAAAGAAAACCTTAAAGATATGTTTCCATTCCTTATCACTCATGTTCTTCAAATCATCAACAGTCTTGTTCTTGCCATACACCATCCTATAGGTTGCCAATGTAACACCCTTGTTTGTTGCTCCACCTTTATCTTTCGGATGATTGCCGAATCCACCTTCCCATTTCTTTATGAATGGAACTAATTTTGTATAATCTGCCATTATTTATGATATTATATTATGTAATAACTATATGATAGATTGATTCTAAGGCTATTTCCTGACGCTCTGAGGCGTTTTCTCCTTTAAGATGATAAACTATACTGCTTTGGTGTTTTAAAGGCTTAGAACGTAAATTTGAGGATAATGATTTTTTTTTAAAAAAGACTGATAAAAAAAGCAAAAAATAGCAGATTTGAGCTTTTGTTTTGAGTTTCAAGTGGTTGTGGTAGTCGTTGGCTTTAAGTGGCATTCGTGAGGAAATGCGAAAA